CATTCAAAAACATTTTACGATTTGCGTTTTGTGCTTTAAAGTTAATAAATTTACGATGATCGTAGTAATCACCTAAATGAATTATTTGCTTTATATTATGCTCTTTTAGATATGGAAAAAATACATCTGAATAAAACTTATCTTGATAGTTAATAAAAATATCAGAAGAATTTCTCATTCCGGCATGAGTATCATTTAATATAGCTATTTTCATTTATCAATATCCATAAACAATTCAATACCAGAACTTTGTTTTTGTTTTTCTTTCACGCCGAATTCTTTTAACTGACGATCTGCTTCTTTTACTCTATCAATTCTAGTACGCAGTTCATCAAAGAAATCAGTATCAACATCGTCATCGCCATCAATAAAATCTTCAATACCAGCTTTTTCAAGCCATTTCATTTTGAGATCTTGTTGTTTCTTTTCTTTATCGATTCTACGTAAAAATGCGTAATAACATATTTGAGTAAAATAAGCAAATGCATTTGGTTTACCAGTACGAGTTTGAGTTTCTATATTGTAATTGCCTATTGCCTTTAAGCAATTTTCAACGGCATCCATTACCATTTCTTCGCGATAAGTATATCGTATAAAATTAGATTTGTGTGATAAACCTTCAGCTATTTTCAAAAAGCAACTTGCAATATAATTCGGTACAACCGGAATTTCATTAGTATGCTTTTTAGCTTCGTTTACATCTAAGATATATTCAACAACGGCTTCAGAAAAGTCACGATTATTGACGTAGTGCGGTTTTTCTTTTGGTTTCATTATAAACTCCTAGTTTATTTTTACGCGTATAGTATATCATACATCGTATCTAAGGAAAAGTACATATGTACAAAATCACGAAAATGTGATATAATATTAAAGTACCTCCGGGGAGTGGGGGATATACTACTAATTAATGTACAGTATTAACTTCGTTTCGAAAGTCTTTCAAAGCATCATCTAATATTTCATCAACACGATCTTTTTTAGTAGTTTCATTGGAAGCTTCTAGTGCTGAAGCAATATAACGTTCCATTACATCTTCAGTCACATCAGAATAAGTTACTATATTAACTGGATTTAGATGTACTGCACTATCTGCAGATAATGGCATATATCGAGTAAAATAAAACGAGTAAGAATTCAATTCATGTTTATTCACAATATGTAATTGTAACGGCTGTTCTAATAAAACAGTATCGTCTTCTAGCTTTTGAATATAAGATACGATTTGATCTCCATTCACTAGTCTAATATGTTTTATTGGTAAATCTTCCAGCAAGCTACTCATAAATTAATCTCGTATATTTTGTAATTGAACTGCTCTTTACTATATATCTTTATTCTTTCGCCACCGTGATTGAGGGTAAAGTTTTTTGTATTTTTCCAATGTAAATCATCAACTATATCATATAACTTTGTTTCTCTTCCATCATCACTTTTTCTAAGACCACGCCCAATTGATTGAAGTACTCTAATTTGTGATTTACTAGGCGAAGCAAATATAATATTATGAAGATTTCTAATATTTATACCTGTACTAAAAGTTCCTAAACTAGCAACAATAATAGCATTTTTTTCTTTTTCTGTAATAGCTCTTATCTGTTCTCTTGTATCTACATCAGTAGCTCCAGAAACAAAGAAAACTTTTCTTCTTTTATGAGCTTTATCAGAAATAAGTGTATGTAAAGGTTTACCATGTTTTTCTACTAATTGAAATAACACAAGTGTATTTCCTTCTTGTGTTAATGCTAAATTACATATGAATTTATTTCTAGGTTCATGCGAAACTAAAAAGCTTATTTCTTCTTGATATTTTTTCTTGGAAATTTCTTTGCAGTATTCATCTTTATATTTAAGTAATAATATATCAATCGATAAATCTGCAAGATGCCCGTCGTCCATTAAATCTTTTGTTGTTGTCACATAATAAGCTGGACCAAAATAACCTTCTAAAACAAGTTTATGCGTTTGTGTTCCATCCAATGTTCCAGTAGTACCAAATCGATATTCTGCTTCTCTACATTTTGTTAATATTGAAGTCAAACTTTTTGCTTTGAAATTGTGTGCTTCATCACCTATAACCATTCCAAAATTTGCAAACCAACTCCCAGGGAGTTTATATATTGATTGCCATGTAGTAATTACAATACGGGCATCAGTAAATTTTTCTTTACCTGAATATATTTTATGACATAGTTTTTTAGCGCTAAAGTTTTGGTCAAATTCAGAATAATCAGCAAAGTCCTTATATAATTGTTCTACCAATGATGTTGTGGGTACAATAATCACGGCCCTTTTATCACTATTATCCAAAAACCATCTAACTAAACTATAAATGATAAGCGATTTTCCAGATGCTGTAGGAGATATAAGAACTCCTTTTTTATAAGTAAGTCCATGTCTTATCGCATCTAATTGATATTCAGTTGGAAAGATTTGTTTACCTTTAGTTGAATATGTAATTTTATCGACAAACGACATATCAATATCAGTAATAGAATCGGGAAGGCCATAGTAATTATTATGCAATAATTCTAACGTATAGTCTCTTCCAGGAGTAGAAGCAAATTCAGTTAGGTATCTGAAAAGACCGGCAGGTAATTCTTTTGTACGTGTGTTATATAATCTTATTTTACCGTCCCACATTTTATTTTTGTAGGCCGGCATAAATTTATATCCAGGAACATAGAATGTAAAAAAATCGCAAATTTCATTCGCAATTCCTGGATCACAATCAACATGTAAAAATGCATGATTTTTCTTTTGAACTTTTATGTTCATTAACCACCAGATTCAAAACGTCTCCAATCAATCATATTTTTAATAGTTGAATGGCGCCATCTTATATTATTAATAATTTCTTCTAAAGTATCTATAGTGGTTTTCAAATAATCAATTTTAGCATTTGCTTCTTGTATATGCGGATCAGAATCATAATAATAATCCATATCACCTTTTAGCACTTTTAATCCATTCAGTGCATCGTATTCCCATCCAAGATCATCTATTTCTTGCTTAGATAATTTACCATTATACCAAAGCCATTTGTTTTTCAATAGAATTTTGAAATCAGCTTCTTTGCGCTTTAGAGATAATTTATTTAGTGTAAGTATTTCAAGATATTTTGAATGCATTGCTGCAGTTTGTTTGGACGCGTCATCTAGACGAATGTCATCGATTACACAATCCTTTTTCCACATCTCAAGTATTTGTTCAAGATTCATTATATACTCCAATCACAGTTAATTCTATATATTATTATATCACATTATCCTTAAATTTGAAATAGCTATATTCAAAAGTTACAGCTGCGGTTAAGTAATTAACGTCTGTTTGTGTTATATCAAATGGTAATGAACTAATGCTGGTAGGAAATGCATCTACAAATTGAATTTCTTTTACTACGTTATTATTGGAATCTAAAATAATAAGTTGTATATCTCTTTCTTTTGTATCATTTGCTCTATCAACTTCATTTGCTAATCCAAAAATCCAGTCATGAATTTCTCTATAGTTTGCCATTTGTTCATCAACTATAAACGTTAATTCTAACGGATCGTAAGATACCTTATCAGGAGAATCAAATACGTTTCTTTTTGGCGTATTTAATGCAGCAGGTGCTATGGATATAGAAGGTAAAGCAACCAATTGCACATTGAATTGCGCATTTGGATATTTAAGTGAATCGATTGCAAGCCTAAAAGAAATCGACCCAAGATAATTTAATGCACCTTGAGTTGTTAGATTATCTGATGAAGCAGAATCTGTAAAGTTGACTGATAAATCGTAGGGCATATTGATTACACCATAAAATTGTTATACTATTATTTATACAATAAAAAAAGGGGAGCCAAATGACTCCCCTTCAAAACGGCAATTTATAAATTGCTCTTTTTGTTTTTACTTCATGATATCTTCTACAGCAAAGATACGGAAGTACTGGTTAGCACGATTAGTACCAGTTTCGCTTGCACCAGCTCCACCAGCAAATGGGTTAGCAACCATGCCGTAACGAGTCTTGAACCCGATACGTGGCTGGAAGTCTTCCTCACCAACTGCACGAACCATTGTTAATGGAACGTATGGACAATAGAACATACCAGCATCGTAAGGATTAGTACCACGATAACCAACAGTTACGTAATCGCGAGTTGCATAAGGATCAATATAAACCTTAGTGCGACCGTTGAGTACACCAGCGAAAGTAGAA